CCTAACCCCAAGGACAAGGACACTCATGTGCCCAAGTTCAACCCCGACAACCATGAGGACGCACCTGTATGATTATCAAACGTGCTATTGCTGTGGAAAGCCTTACAAAAGTATGCGAGGAAAGCTTAAACCTTATCAAGCAGTTGGTCGATGCCGACAACGAAGTGTATGCGCAAGGTTTTGAAGATGGTATGGCGGCTCAAGCTGAAATTCAAAAGACTCTAAGACCTTGGGTTGAGCTGACGGATGAGGAAGTAGAACTTTATTGGGATTGGGAAGATTTTCAGACGGGGGCGGGGCGCTCAACTATATTTGAAATGGTTAGAAATATTGAAGCCAAACTTAAAGAGAAGAACACATGATTAAGTACGACGGGTACGATGAGGCGATTATTGGGCCAGCCTACATTTGGCGTGACAGTACTCACGTATCTGTATTAGTATATGACGCGGAGAAAATACGGGATATTCTCATGAAGCGTGATGGCATGTCGCACGAAGACGCACGTGAGTTTATTGAATACAACATTGAAGGCGGCTACTTAGGTGCGCAAACACCTGTGCTAGTTTGGCCTAACGACATTTGGGATTGGGAAGAGTAATGAAAGGAACTAAAATGATATTAGATGAAGAAGCAATTGCATCCGCAATTTTAAGAGCCGCCTCTATGTTGGGTAACGGCAACGCAACTACTCCGATGGGGGCAATAGAAGCGCACGGGCTAAAGTCGTTTGAAGGTATGGCGCAAGTAAGGGATTCCTTAGACGGGATTGCATACTCCCTTGACAACATTGCTACTGCGATTACATACCTAGCAGACGCAATTAAAGAAAAAGAGTAAACCATGAGTATTGTTTGGTCATTCAGTAGCCTGAAAACATTTCAACAGTGCCCTAAAAAGTATTACCACACCAAGATAGCTAGGGACGTTGTTGAACCTGACACACAGGCAACACTGTATGGCAAGACTGCGCATACTGTAGCAGAAGAATATATACGTGATGGGATACCGATCCCTGAACAGTTTGCGTATATGCAAGCTACCCTAGACGTCTTAAAAAACATCCCCGGAGATAAGTTATGCGAAGTGAAACTTGGGTTGACAAAGGATTTAGAAAGTTGCGATTTCGATGCACCCAATGTGTGGTGGCATGGGATAGCCGATTTGGTGGTTATCAATCGGGAGACTGGGACGGCTCACTCGGTCGACTACAAGACAAGCAAGAGTGCGAGATATGCGGATGTGAAGCAACTCGATCTCGTGGCCTGTGGCCTATTCGCGAAGTTTCCGGAAATCCGGAGGGTGAGGTCTGCTCTCCTTTTCGTGGTGAGCAAAGAGTTTGTGAAGGCTGAACACCACGCCGAGATGGTTCCCAAGTACATAGAAGCCCCCTCTCGAGATGTTGCAAGAATTGAAGCGGCATTAGAAAACGGAGTATGGAATCCCATTCAAGGCCCACTGTGCAAGTTTTGCTCAGTGAAACAATGTGAGTACAACAGGAACTAACATGCGCCCAATCTACGAGACAGCCCAAGACAGGATGCGTGAAGGGGAAGTTCACGCCTACCTAATGGATACTTTAGATTGCGACTTTGTGCAGACCGACACGCTTGGAAACATTGATGGGTTCATTTGCTACAAAGATGGCAAGCCTGCGGCGGCAGTTGAGATCAAGACCCGTAAAAACGCAAGTGACAAGTACCCTACGTACATGCTCAGTGCAAACAAGTGGCGCAACGGCTTAGCCATAGCAGAGCAATACGAAATACCATTTGTCTTAATAGTTAGGTTTACTGATGGCATATTTGCCGTAAGTTTGGGAAAATCGTACAAACCAAGCCAAGGTGGTCGGTATGACCGAGGCGACTCTAAAGACATTGAAGAGTGCATTTACATACCCATGGAAAAATTTCACAAAGTTTAGGAATTAACATGCCTTACGTAAACAAACCCCGCCCTTATAAAAAAGAATATCAACAACAGATCACGAGAGGAGAAGCTGATGAACGGCTTGAACGTCAACGAGCACGAGAGACAATCGATAAGAAGAGTGCCGACAACAACAAAGACGGACGCGCTGACGTCCGCGAAGGCAAAGATGTTGCTCATATCAAAGCACTATCTAAAGGTGGCTCCAACAAAACCGGAGTCAAACTTCAAACGCCTTCAGCCAATCGCTCATTCAAGCGAGGCTCAAACCATAAGGTCGTATCAGAAACAAGCGCAAAAGAACGCAAGAAAAAATGAACCTATCAGAGTACACGTGGCCTCGTCCGCCGGGGTTCACACCATTTGAACATCAGAAGACAACAGCAGAATTCCTTATAACAAATCGTAGGGCGTTCTGCTTCAATGAGCAGGGTACAGGTAAGACAGCATCAGTAATTTGGGCAGTTGATTACCTCATGACCATTGGGTTAGTGAAGCGAGTGTTAGTGATCTGCCCCTTGTCGATTATGAAGTCGGCTTGGCAAAATGATTTATTTAAATTTGCAATCCACAGAACCGTAGCAGTTGCTTATGGAGCCGCACGTAAGCGCAAAGAAATTGTGCAAGCTGGTGCTGAGTTTGTTGTCATCAACTTTGATGGCGTTGGTATTGTGAAGAAAGAAATTATGGAAGGTGGGTTTGACCTTATTGTTGTAGATGAAGCATCAGCCTACAAGAACGCGCAGACAGAGCGTTGGAAAGACTTACGAGACCTAACAAAAGTTATCAAGGGTCTGTGGATGTTGACTGGTACGCCTGCCGCTCAGTCGCCTGTGGATGCTTACGGATTGGCAAAGCTTGTGAACCCAACACAAGTATCACCTTTCTTTGGTCAGTTTCGAGACACAGTGATGATGAAGCTCACTATGTACAAGTGGATACCAAAACCGACTGCAGAGTTAATTGTGCATAAGGCATTGCAACCCGCAATCCGGTTTGAGAAAGCCGACTGCCTCGATCTGCCGCCCGTTACGTTTGTTGAGCGAGATGCACCACTCACACCGCAGCAGATTAAGTTCTACAACATACTAAAGAAGCAGATGCTCATTGAGGCTGCTGGAGAAGAAGTATCTGCCGTTAACGCTGCCGTACAAATTAACAAACTTCTGCAAATAGCTGGAGGTGCGGTGTATACGGATACGGGCGAAGTAGTTGAGTTTGATGTAAGCAGTAGGCTCAACGTGGTTCAAGAAGTGATTGAAGAGTCAAGCCACAAGGTGCTTGTGTTCGTTCCGTTTACGCACACCATCGAGTTGCTTGAAAAGCACTTGTCAAAGAACAACATTACGTGCGAAGTAATTAACGGCTCGGTTTCTGTAAACAAAAGATCAGACATTGTCAAGAAATTTCAAGAACAGACTGAGCCAAAAGTATTAATCATTCAACCGAAGGCGGCGTCACACGGGTTAACACTAACCGCCGCTAACACAATCATTTGGTATGCTCCATGCACAAGTGTTGAGACGTACTTGCAAGCCAACGCACGTATCGACCGCCCCGGGCAAGTCAACAACATGACTGTGGTACATATCAAGGGCAGTCCCATTGAAGCCAAGATGTACACGATGCTTCAAGGCAACCTTAACAATCATCAGAAAGTAATTGATCTGTACAAGCAAGAAATTTCTTCGGAAACTCTTGACAATGTAAAAAGTTAGAGTACACTTGTATTTGTGTAGCAGTGGTGGGTAACGGGTTAGCGCCGTTATAAGTCCTTTCTTATGTTTTGAAGCACACTGCTTTATGTGAACTGCCACCGCTACACATTTAACCATTAGGAGAATCAGATGGACGAAGAAGTCAAGGATAGAGTCACCCCCATGGATTTGGACAAGCTGACCACAATCTATATCAAAATCAGGGACAAGCGTGCCGACAACAAGCGCATGTTTGAAGCTGAAGACACAGACCTCAAAGAGCAAATGGAAGTGTTAGAAGCACAGATGCTCGATGTATGCAAAGACATGAATGCCGACAGCATTCGCACCCCACACGGCACAATCATTCGATCGGTAAAGTCACGGTACTGGACGAACGATTGGGATTCAATGTACGACTTCATAGAGGAGCACGGTGCATTTGGCCTGTTAGAGAAGAGACTTCATCAAACCAATATGAAGGATTTCCTCTCTGAGAATCCCACAGTTCTACCACTTGGTCTCAATGTGGAGAATTCTTATTCCGTGGTTGTTAGACGTTCAAAGGAAAAATGAGATGAGTAACCTCACCATTATCAATCAAGACCTCCCCGACTTTCTGCAAACCGCAGGTGTTAGTGAGCTTACAAAACAACTCGCCGGTAAGTCTGGCGTTAAACGCATCGTGCCCAAAAACGGAATCTTCCGTAAGACAGTCGGCGGCGAAGAGATGGGCAAGATCAAGGGTAGCCTAAACGCTATCATTGTTAATGCTTCACCACATGTTGGTCGTATCTTCTACGCAAAGTCATGGAGCCCCGATGCCGAGCCGACTGCGCCCGATTGCTTTTCTAACGACGGACGTACACCCGATGCGAGTGCGGCTAACCCACAAGCTGAGCGTTGCGACAACTGCCAACAGAACATCAAAGGTTCAGGTATGGGCAACTCTAAGTCTTGCCGTTACTCGCGCCGTATCGCGCTTGTGTTGGAAGAAGACTTTGGTACTTCATTGCAAGGTGAGGTCTATCAAATGAACTTGGCATCCAAGTCATTGTTCGGCGATGGTGCTGGTGAAAACACGCACACGTTTGAAAACTACTCTAAGTATTTGTCTAACAATGGCAAGAGCTTGGACTACGTTATTACGCAGATCAGCTTTAACGAAGAGAACGACAACCAGTCCGTATTGTTTACGCCGACTGGCTACATTAACAAAGCGCAGTACGCTGTGACTAGCGAAGTAGCTAAGAAGCCTGAAGTGCTGAAGATGGTCGTTATGACACCATACCAAGCTGACATGGCAGGTAAAGCCGCTAAGTTAGAAGCACCCAAAGCCGCCGCTCCCAAAGTGGAATCACCCATTGAAGAGCCGGTCAAGCGCCCTGCTAAAGCCGAGCCAAAGCCTACTGTCAAGAAAGACCTTGACTCTGTGGTGAAGGCTTGGAGTGACGAGGATTAAGTATGTCTTATGGTTATAGCCAGAGCTTGGTGTACGCAAATAAAAAAGCAAACATCAAGTCTCTGGGTGTGGCCTTGGGTCGTATATGTATCCGCGCCAACGTTAGCGTTAGCGAAGTTGCAGAGTTCTTCGGGGTGACTCGTATGACTATCTACAATTGGTTTAAGGGGGACTCTGTCCCCCATTCCAGCTACGCTCAAGCGATTAGCGACTACATCATCTATACCCAAGCCCAACAACAGAAATAAAAAACATGTCAACTTTCGATCTACTTGACACGGTACTGCCACCGGAAGGGCGCTACTGTGTGATAGGGATTGGCAAGTATCCTGACCAGCATTTTGTAGATACTAAGGAAGAGGTTGAAGAGCTAGCGCAGCGATTTGTTAAACGTAAGATTGACGTATTCTTTGGATGCGCCAAGTTTGGTTCGTTAGACAACCGCACCCATGAAAATGCAAAATACTTCCGTGCTCTATGGATGGACATTGATTGTGGCCCAACCAAAGGTGTACCCGACAAAAACGGCATTATCAAAGGCTATCTCGATCAGCAAACTGGACTCGATGAGTTCAAGAAGTTCTGCGTTGCAGTCGGCTTACCAAGGCCAATACTAGTAAGTTCCGGTTACGGCATACATGCGTACTGGCTACTAGAAGAAACAGTGTCTCGCCGAGAGTGGGAGCCACTAGCCAATCGGCTTCGTGAACTGTGCGTTGAGCAAGGGTTAATTGTAGACTCCTCAGTCTTTGAGGCTTCACGTGTCCTGCGCATCCCCGGCACATTCAATTTCAAACAGGAAGAGCCCAAAGAGGTAACAGTACTAAACGAACTGACGCCTCGCATGACATACCAAGAAGTTAAAGACTTGCTTGGTGCGCCTGAACCCAAAGACGATGTACCCGACTTCATACCGCGCTCAATAAGCCCGATGATGGAAGCGCTCATGGGTAATAAAGTTAAGCGGTTCAAGACAATCATGATGAAGGGT